AGTGTATATATTTTCACTTTCAAATAAAGGAGTAGGATCGCTGTTTTTAAATACTTGTAAAGACCAAGAAGCTATTCCACTATCTGGTAAAGTTACCGTTACATCAAATTCAGCTTGAATATTATATTGGCCTGATTCAACTACAGAATATGAAGGGAAACTAGCAAGTGTGCCAGGAAAAAATACATTACTTAAATCTTCAGTTTCATAATTAAATATATTTTTTACAACACCCCCAGCTATAGGAAATCCTAATGGAGATGATCCACTTATAGAATAAGAAGAACTTACATTCTTAGCTGTTGCTCTATAAGCACTAGGTCCACCTAAGTTTTCAAAATATATTGTAGGATCAGCACTACAACTAGCAAAATATAAAATAGGATAATATGAATATCCACTATCGAATATTAATTTATCACCATCAGTAGTTTTTTGGTTACCAAATTTTTGATTATCAAATAATGATATATTTAAATTATCACCTGCTATAAATGTTCTTTGTACATCTTCCCAATGTTTATTACGTTGGTTTAATTCTGTTAATCCGCCAAATTCATCTACAAGATATTTTATAGATATTCTATTACGTCTAGGTAAGAAAGAAGAAGATATTATTTCTGTAAATAATCCTATTTGTCTTACTTGTTTATCAATAGTAGCTGTTTTACCATATGATGTATCTCCTTCGTAAGTTGAAGAAGCAGAAGTATAATTATTATAATATAAGCTACTTATTTTAACTCCATCATATCTAGGTCTATTATATGAAATTAAAGATTCATATGAGTCTTGCAATTCGGCAAAATAACTAGAAGAATATCCAGCTAAAACAAAATTTAATCCAGTTCCGGTATATATAGGTTGACGTAATTTTCTATTTAGTGATAATACACTAGATGAAACGTTATTTAATAATACATTAAATTCAGAATGAGTAAATATATCTAAATCAGATCCAGATATAGTACCAATAGAGAGTAAATAAGGATTAAAATTTCTTGCTATCCAATCATTTTTATAATCAATATTACTACCTGTTATAGTTCCATCATAATAGGCTATTTTATTTCCTCCTAATCCATCATATAAATCAGTATATTCTGAAGATATACTAGGTCCATCTATACTACCTGTATAGATAGTAATTTCAGAAGTAGAAGAAGGATTTGCATAGGCAAATTTATTCCTTTCTAATACTGGAGAATTAATAGTAACGCCTGTAGAAAGATTTGCCCTAGCTGGGGTAAAATCTTTTATCATTTTAAACAATGAATTATCAAAAAATTGAATCAGGCGAATAAATCCAGCATAATCTAAGTATGAAGGATTAAAATTATAATAAGTATTTCTTTGGCTATTTAAATTATCATATGAACTACTATATAAATATCCTGGATCTCCTATAAAGTCATCTATAGACCAAGTTGAGTTTGATGTCGCGATAGATGTAGAGGCGTAACTATCTATTTGCGTTTGAGGAGAAAAAGAAACATCAACGTAGTGAGAATCATTAGTTCTAAAATAATCAGACGATGATGGATATTGTTGTAAACTAATATGAGGAGATAAAACACTTCCTGTTACTATATTATTAGATAATATTCTAACTTTATCACTGTTATATTCATCTAAAGTTTGAGACTTTAAATTACCACCATATTCTTTAACACTTAATATACTCCCAGTAATACCGAAAGTAGATATTAAAGTTTGTAATCCATAAGATGTACCTCTAGTTTTTAATAATAAAGGTAAATTATGATAAATTCGTTTATAAGTTTCAGCTACTAAATCTTTACGAGGAATATTATTTAAAAAAGAACCAGTAGGAGTAAAATTATTATCAAATAATACACTACCACTATCTTGACCTACTAGATAAAGATTATTTTCTATATCACCATACTTGTTATATAATTTAGTTCCTAATGATTGTAGAACAGTATATACTAAGTCTTTAGAAACACCTTTTTCTAAATTATTATTAGCTAAATTAATATCAGTAACTGCTTTAAGATAAATCCAAATATTATCAAAGTAATGACCTACCATATTAAGAAAAGTCAGGTAAGGAGCATTACTATTATCATCTTTTATAAATGAAGGTACAGTATAAATTAAATTATTTTGATTGTAATCATCATAATTTTCAGCACTAGAAGTAGAAGCATTATACCAAGTTAAAACAGTACTTGAACCAGTTGATAATAAATTAAGTGGTCTTTGAGTTCCAGTTTTTGGATATGGATTAATTCTATATTCTAATGAAGATGTTAAAGTAGATCCACTTTCAAAATATAAATAATATTCAAATCCATCAAAATTAGCTATAGTATTATTTATACTAGCTGTAGCGTTATTATAATCGTTTATTAAGTTAGGATAACTAGAAGTTAAAGGAATATAAGTATTTATATTATTTCTATAATCTTCTATATCTTTTACTTTACCGTAAAAATTTGTTAATCTTTGTTTAGCTGAGCTAAAAAATACAAAGTTTGTAAAATCTGCATAATCTGTATTAATGTCTATACTTTGAGAAGTAATAATACTTAATAATTGCTGATATGAAGAAGATACATTCTTTATGTTATTAATTAAAGCATCATATGTTTGATATGAAGTAGCAACATTATTTTGATTAGGAATTTCAATACTAAAATTAGGACCTCTCAATTGTGATCCAGTAGAAGGAAGAATTAATTTATCTAAGTTAATATTAAATAAATAAGGATTAACTTTTTCTTCTACAACCCACAATGTTGATTTATCTTGAATATCTATTGATAGAGACTGATATAGTTTAAACCAGATTTCATAGCCAGAATCAAGTTTATTTAAAGCAACATTTACTGCTACTGCTTGTACATTAGATCCAAAGTTAATTAAATAATTAACAAAGTAAGCAGACCCTGTATATTCATTTATAAGAGATAAAGCAGCGTCTTCAATTTGTTGATTTGTAAGAACAGTAGAGCCTACTTTTATTTCTGTTCTATCAGATGAAACTTCTTTTAAGAATAAATCAGCAGTTGGGTTTGAAACTTTATTATTAAAAAAATTATATTGTGGTCTAAATTCCCCTGAGGTATATCCTAGATTTTGAAGATCTTTTACCGGATCAATTTCTATTACAGGTAAAGAACCATTAGTAGGATTTATATAAGAACTTGGATCTAATTTAAAACTATTATAATTATAATTAGTATTTAAAAGATTTCCACCAGCATCATAAACATAATATTCTATATAATCATTAAGCTGTCCAAAATCTTCTTTTAAAGTAAAAGGATTAAGTAAATTAAGATCAGCCTCATTATAACGAGATATTTGCTCTGTAGCAACAATTTCACCTACTATTTTTATATTTTCTGCCATTATTGTCTAGTTACCCTAGTTAACTCATTTACTATTGTTTGCGAATCAAGTAATTGCTGCCTTAATGTTGTAATTTCATCTAATAAAGCTTGCACATCATCTTGATTTATATTAACTCCTAAATAATCAGCTTCACGTTGTAAAATATATTGATGTGAATCTGCATCTCCATCCCTAGGTATTTGATAAAATACTTGATCATATAATTCAAAAAAATCATTAACTGTAAAAGATAAAGTTTCTTCTTCTCCTTGAGAAGTAAACTGACTGAATTGGGTGTCAATTACTCTACTATAGGTATCTTTATTAAATACAGTTTTTTGTACTGGTATTTGTGACATTATCTAATAACTTTAAAAATATAATCTTTATCAAATACTATTGATTCTCCGTTTGAAAATATAGATTTAATTAATACTTTATAATAACGTTCTGGTTCTAACCCATTCATATAAACATTGAAATAATTACCATTAGTATCACAGCTTATTTTAGTATATGAAGTGTCATAATCTACGACAATTTCTTCAGTATCCAAATCTTTTATTGACCAATATGAAGTAGAAGGTAATGCTTTTGTATTAGCATAACTAATCGATGTTCTGAATGCTACGGATGGATATTGATCTCTTACATTTACTCTAAAACGCTGAATTGAATCCTGTTGGAATTCAGCTTTATTATTCCACATTGTTACAGCACATAAACTTGAAGTAAATACAGTTAATGAACCAGTAGCATATAATGAATCATCCCATCTAAATTCAAGAGCAGGAGGATAAATAGTATGTGTATTATCTGAAAAATATTTTAATTCAAACTTAGAAGCTGTAGTAAACTCTAAAGATGAGGAATGTTTTAATATAAATCCATAGTTACTAATAGAACCACTATTCCATGCTTTTACAGTTTCAGTAACTTTTAGTTCAATATCTTTATCAGATATATTATTAAAAGATTGAGTCGATTGGTATAATGAACTAGTCCACCATGTTCCACCACCAACATTAGATCCTGTATAAGATCCTGTAGTTCCTGAAGGAAAAGCACCATTTATCCATTTAATACTTCCTGATTGATCAGTAAAAGTCCAGCTAGCTCCATCTGTAGTGATAGGAGAATTAGATAATCGTCCTGTTCCTTTATTCCAATCTTTAGAAATAGGATGAGAAAGTAAAGTATAATTTAATGGAACTGAAGATGCATTGGCGAGATATGCTTTTAAATAAACATCAAATAACTTTCCTGCTATTTTACTAGTAATAGTGTCACTTATTTGATTAGTTGGAAATTTTATAAGGATACGTGATACATCATTGGTTCCTCCAATGGAATAGAAAGTACTAACTTCTAATATTTCATCTATTCCTGAGTTTAAGGCAGGGTAGTATGAATAGAGAGTAGCACTCTTTTCAGGAAATATTTTATAAACAGCCATAGTTAGTAATTACTACGTATAAATATAGTAACTACTAAATTATTTTACATTAAAATGTTACTACTCTACCTTGTATATCCGTGTTAGGGTATCTAATTTCAAAAATTGCAGGATCCATAGAAGGGTATACATTTCCATTTTTAGTTGCTCCTGCTATGTCATATCCATATAACGAATAAGTATTTCCTGTAGGATCTTGTTTATTCACTATTTCTAATTTAACAACAGATTGTACTCCTCTTACTTGTAAAATCTTAGAAGTAACATCAGAAAGAGTAATAGGTTGATTAATTTGCCATTTATCTATATTAAAGTAATCTTGCAATGTAGATATACAACTAGTTAAAACATCTTTATTAGAAAATCCACTTAATATAGTAATATCAAAATTAATTCCAATATTAATATAAAATGCATCTCTAATATTAATAGCATCAGTAACCATTCTATATTGATTAATATAGGTTGATAGATTATTTTTTAATGAAATAGATGCTTGTGTTATTTGTTTATTAGCATTATAAGATAACACATATAAATCTAAAGATAAAGGATTATTTTGTTGAGTAAATGCTACAGTTTGCTGTGGTGATTGATATAAATCTTGTGATATGTAAGCTTTAGCTATAGTACCATACTCAGAAGGTAAAGACATTGCTCTTACAATATAATCATCTTTAGTTACAGCTCGTAATTGAGTTGAATAAGCATAAAGAGCATTTTGGCGAATTTCATCTATAGTATCACCATTTTTACCTCCTGTTGAAGGAATAGGATTATTAGATACAACACTGCTTAGCACATTAGTTGCTAATAGACCTCCAGGATTACCATTTTTAAAATATACAGCTGAGGTATTTATAGTAGTTAAATCGTTAGCTGGGATATTAGATGTTATTCCTCCTCCTACTAGATATTTTACTGTAAAAGAACCAGAAGGAGCTAATCCATATTCTTGAGTAAACATTACTGAAGCTTCATTATAATTGTTAGTTAATAATGAAATTCCAGGTACTAATCCTAATTGAATATTATCCGGAGTAGGTATAATTTGAGAATCTGTTTTATTTTGAGATAGTCCTGCTCCAAATTCTAATTGTAATGTATTATCTGATAAGAGACGAGAAACGAATCTTCTAGGAGCTCTTTGTAGTTGTAATAAATAAGGAACTTGATCTGTAGCAGAAGTTGGGTTCGATACTTTTTTATATATAGAAGTTTGGGCTAAATAAGGTACTTCATACCATACATTTCCATCACTTCCTGTTATATTTAATATTTGTAATACATTAGTATCAACAATATTAGATGTAACAAATTTTTGATTACCAGGAAATGAAATTGAAGTAGATTTTACTTCTGCAGATATAGCAGGAACTGATTTTTTAAAAAGAAAGTAGTTAGAATCTATAAAAGATATTTCGACACTACTTGTTTGAGTAAAGTCAACATCTTCTGTTATTAAAAATTTAGTTCCAGTACTGTTAGAAGTTAAAACTGTATTAGCGGGGATAATAAGACCGTATGTATTATAGTCTGGAGAATATATTCCTAAAGTAGCTGTAGAAGGTACTAGTTGGTATATATCAACTATTGTATTTGAAGCATATGATGCTTTAGGACGATAACCCATAACATACGACATTGCATATAAATTTTCCTTTTCTTTAGCATATAAAAGAAAATTTTCTTGTGTTTGGGTATCTAAATAAAATGACATTACATCTCCTACATAAGATGCCATTTCAATAAATAAATTACCAGGAGTTGCCTCTGTAAAATCGTTATATGTTGTAGGAAAATAAGTTTTAGCATATTGCTGAAGAGCATTTTTAAAACTTGTAAAGTCTTTATTTAAGTATGATATATTTTTTTCTTCAGACATTATTATTGAAATTGTACTGTTACTTGATCAGGTGTATTTGAAATATTTAATAAATAACTTAAATTTAACTCTATAGAGTTAGAATCGTAGCTAGGAGTTATATCTATATTTACAACTGAAATTTCAGGTATAAACATATTTATGCTATTTATAAGATCTAATTTTAGATTTCCAATATTAAGTTCAGTTATACCTTCAAATAAAAATTCTCTTAATCCTGTTCCAAAAAGAGGATTCATTAGTCTTTCTCCTCTAGTTGTTAAAAGTAAATTAATTAAATTTGACTTTATTTGATCCTTAGTAGTATAAGTACTAGTAAAAGGCTTATCAAAAGGTAAAGATACCCCAATAGCAATATTCTTTTGTAAATCAAGTGGATTTACTCGTATCGTTTGAGGTATCGGCATATTAGTCTAAATTTCTTAATCCAGCTCTATCATGAGCAGTCATATTAGCTCCAGCATCAGCAATAAAAGCAGCAAATGGGTTATCAGAAGCAGTATCAACTTTTAATTGTGGTTGAGACGATTCATATCCAAACATACTTCCCATTTTACCACGTAAAGCTGCTCTAGCATCGTTATTTACAGGTACATCATTACTAGTAAAACTGAGTGTTTTATTTTCATTTAGTTCTTGTTTTTTCTGTTCTAATAAAAGAACACCAATTTCTTCACGAACAGCTTCGCGAACTGCTTCTTTAATTAAATTTTTAAATATCTTAGCGTTCATAATTATAAATATTTAACCTTGTAAGTTTTGTTGATCAATGACTAATTTTAATTGTTCTATTAAATCGTTTGGATCTTGTGTAAATGAATATTCACTTTTAATAACTTCTACACCATAACGATCAATAGCTACAGCATAACGACGTTTATTACCTTTAACAACAAATTGTAGATTTTGTTCTTCTTTAATTTTAAAATTAAATCCTTTATACGGAGGAAATTCTCCGATTCCTACAGGTAAAAAAGTATTAGATAAATCGTTTAATTGTTGTTCGTTTAGATTATCTAAAGCTTTATTATCTAATTTTAAACTAATTTGTTTTAAACGTTCTCTTAATTCTATAAGTTTAATTATTTCATCAGATAATAATACTGAAACTATAGATAATATAACACTAATTGCTGATAAAAGTCCTAATATTTTTTGAAGTCTAGGTTGTAATTCAACTTTCAAAGGGAGTAAAACAGGTATAGGTAAACTAAGAATTCGCTCTATTATAGCTAATATTAATGATATTGTAATTATAATAGTATTAATAGTTTTAATTACTTTATTAATATTATCTATTTTTTTAATACTGTTATTAATTAAGGCTATAGCATTATTTCTTAAATTAGTAGCTATAGTAACTGTTGTTTCATCTTTAACTTGAGTATCTATATAAAGATTTACTTGATCTACTAATTCTTCTAATTTTTTTCTTTGAGATACTAATAAAGAAAGACTATTTGACAACTGGAGTGATAAGAAAGAAGCCAATGTTTTAGTAGGATTAGATAGTACTTGTTTAGTTAAATCTTTTTTGGATTTATTTTCTGTATTTTTTATATCTTTATCTAATGTTTTAATCTTATTGTCATTGATTTTTTGATTATTTTGTAATAAAGTATAAGGACTATTATTTATATTATCTTTATCTTTTTGTAATTTTGCTCGATTTATATCAATAAGAGCTTTTGAAGCTAATAAAGCTACAGAAGTTGCTTCTGTTATTTTATTATATTGATCTTGAGTTATTTGTTTTGTATTAAATTTGTATAACGCTTCTTGCTCAGTTTTAGATTTTTCTTCTCCTGCTTTTTGTTCTTTCTCAGTTAAAGAATCAAGTTCATTATCTATTTGAGCTGTTTTTGTTTGGTCTCCTACTATTAAAATTTCTTTACTTTTATCTTTTGATTGAGCTCCAAAAGATTTAATAGAAGAAGATTTAGATATTGTACTAACAATATCAGGAGAAATTACAGACGCTATGTTAACATTATTAGCCATTATACTGTAAATACTTTTTTAGAAGTAATATCTTTTAATAGTTTATTCAATTTTTTAATATCTCCAAATAACTCTGTTCCTGCTTTTTTTAAGGATATTATAGGAGTTCCTTCCTTTGTACTAACCGTTTTAGATAAACTACTAGCAAGACTAGTTAAAGTTTTATTTAATTGTATAAGTAAATCTATAGTATTATTTCCTAATAATACAGGCTGAAGAGTATTAGTATTATTATATGGTCCTAAAAATATAGTATTAGCATTTAAATGAACACGCTCATCTGCATTTAAATTAATAATATTTTTAGTATTAATTTCTATATTTTTAGTAGCAAATATCATTACATCATCTACTTTAGAATTAATAGTGATTCTATCACTGTTAAAAATTATTTGAGCTCCAAAATAATCAGATGTATTTAAAGGATTAGTAAGATTATTTAAAACTCCATTTTTATCTGTTTTTAAAGAAATGTTTTGAGTTGATGTAAGGTATATTGAAGAAAGATCATTATTTATATTTTCGACATAATATTGACTTCCAGTTTGATATGCTAATCCATTTGTTAATATAGTAATAGGACTATCTTCTGATCCTATAGAACTCCAATTATTTAAATCATTATATAATTTAGTAGTAGTACTAAATCTTAAAGCAGCACCCTGTCGAGCAGATGTTATATTATCTCCTTCAAAAGGAAGTAAAGGTCTAATATCAGAGTTTTGTGAAAAAGTAAGACCTAAACTAGCATCATTGTTTGCTGGTTGAGAATTCTGCTGTTGATTATTATAGAGATTAACACTAGTAATGTAGTATTTTTGAGAAGATAAATTTGATACTTGAGATACAGATGATGGTAAGTCTACTAAATAAACTAATTCTCCTAGTAAGGGATAACATTGAAATTGAGGATATACAGGTTTAGCTACCTTACAAGATTCAAGAAAAGAAGCATCTATACTACCTGTGATAGTTTTAGCTATATCATAGTCTAAATAAAATATAGTTCCTATAGCTCCAAATCCTCCAGCTTTTTCAAACATTTCCTTTGTAGGAGTATTTTCAGTAGTAACTACACCGTACACTCTTCCTACTTGTGTTTTTTTAGGAGAAGTATAATTATTTTTTCCTATAGATGTGACTATAGAAGATAAGTTATCTCTTACTTTTATACTCATTTACTTTCAAGTTGTTGTTGTTGCGGAACTTGTTCAAGTAATTTTTGTCCTTGCTCTTTAATTATATTTTGTTCTTCAAGCAAAGCATTAATTTCATCCATATCGATAAAACTAGTATCTTGAGTAGCATTAGCAGTAGTAGCACGTTGTGCTATACCTGCCATTTTAATTAATTGTTCGTTATTTTTAACGTTAACATCAATTAAATCTTTAACAGTAGGCATTAACATCACTGCGGAACCTGCATTAGAAGTAGCAATAGGTTTAAGGGTATCGATT